GCGCAACCTCAAACAAACAAGACCTTCCCCGATGATGCCCTTTCGGTTCAACGCTCGTCTCGCCTCACGAACCGCTCGCCTCCACAAGCTCAAACGCCTTGGCATCACACCAGCCACCGACAAAGCATCCCTCCGGCAAGCCGCTGAACAAGCCGCAGCCTCGGCGCCAATCACCATCATCCAGCCCGGCAAGCGAACAAGAGCGCAGGCGAGCGATTGATCTCGTTGCGATACTTAGTCCGATAACGAGCATATCACACTCACATCACACAACGTCAGTCACCGATTGACACGCTATTGACACAGCCCATTGCTAAGCAATTGATATTGCTGCGTTCGTTGTTCCTATCGTAGGAACAGCGCGTTTCTGCCAGAAGGAACGCTGGCGCGGCCGGCAAGCATGCCATGGCTGACATATCATTGAAATGTCTAGCAAAAAGACGGGGGGGGGGGGGGGGTGGGGGAAGATGCTGGTGCCGGTTGGGATTTCGAGGTGCCCTCTCTCTTTCGCGGCCTCTCCTGAGAGATTTCCGGTTGTTCTGAAATTTTGGCGGCGCTTTGGTTGAAAATCTACGGTGCGTTGTTCGCGGGCGGGTGCTGGTTACGATCGTTATCATGACGGTTGAATATGAGCTTGGGCCGAAGATGATGGCCCTCTCGGAGAAGCAGCGGCGGTTTGTGCTGGAGCTTGTGGCGGATCCGCTGATGTCACGGGCTGAGGCGGCTCGGCTGGCGGGGTATTCGGACAGTTCGGAGGCGGCGAAGGTTAGTGCGCACCGGCTGATGCATGATCAGCGTATCATTGAGGCGATGCACGAGCAGGCTGGGAGGCGGCTTTGGGCGATTTCGATGAAGGCGGCATATCGGGTCGACCAGATGCTGGACAGCGAGGACCCGAAGATCATGCTGAAAGCAGCGGTTGCGGTTTTGGATCGGACCGGGTTTGGGGCGCAACAGAACATCAACATCAACCAGACGGTGCGGGACGAGGGCAGCAAGGCGATCCTGAAGCGGATCGAAGCGCTGGCGGATCGGCTGGGCGTGCCGGTGGCGGGGTTGTTGGGGTCGAAGCCTGCATCGCCAGTGGTTGAGGGGGAGTTTTCCGAGGTGTCCGATGGCTGAGCACTCGCTTGCTGAGCTGAAGGAAATTCTGTCGGGCCTCGAAGCCCTCGACTACCAGAAGACCTACCGGCAGTTTTACCAGTTTGAGCCGTATCCGCGGCAGCGGGAGTTCCTGAACCTGGGGGCGACGAAGCGGGAGCGGCTGCTGATCGCGGGGAACCAGAACGGCAAGACACACACCGGGGCGTTCGAGGCGGCCTGTCACCTGACGGGGGAGTATCCGGACTGGTGGCGTGGGCGGCGCTGGGACCGGCCGACCAAGGGCTGGATCGCCGGCGAGACCTCGCTGGTGGTGCGGGATGTGCAGCAGAAGAAGCTTTGCGGCGAGCCTGGCGTCGAGGAGATGTTCGGCACCGGCATGATCCCGAAGGACTGCTTTGCCGACAAACCATCGCTCGCGCGCGGCATCACGGATGCCTATGACACAATCCAGGTCCGGCACAAGTCCGGCGGAGTGTCGGTCGGGCGCTTCAAGTCCTATGAGCAGGGCCGGACCAAGTTCCAGGGAGAGAGCATCGATTGGGGCTGGGCCGACGAGGAGCCGCCGGAGGATGTCTATGCCGAGCTCCTGACCCGCACAGTCGCCACCGGCGGCATGTGCTTCATGACGTTTACGCCGCTGAAGGGCCGCTCCGCGGTGGTGATCCGCTTCATGGACGAGCCGGATGAATATCGCGGCGTGACGTCCATGACGATCGACGATGCCCTGCACATTCCGGAATCGGAGCGGGCCAAGATCATCGCGGCCTTCCTGCCGCACGAGCGCGAGGCGCGCGCCAAGGGCGTGCCGATGCTGGGCTCGGGGCGCATCTTCATGACGCCGGAGGCCAACCTGGCCGAGGCGCCGATCGAGTATATCCCTGCGCACTGGACCAAGCTCTGGGGGGTAGATTTCGGAATCGGGCACCCGTTTGCAGCCGCGCTGATCCTGTGGGACCGCGACAACGACGTGATCCACCTGCACCACGTGCACCGGGTGGCTGACGCGCTGCCGATCCAGCATGCTGCCGCGATGAAGCTGATCGGGGCGAACGTGCCGGTGGCCTGGCCGAAGGACGGTGCCGACCGCGAGAAGGGGTCCGGCGAGCCGCTGGCGGCGGTCTACAAGCGGCAGGATCTGATCATGCTGCCGGAGCACGCGACATGGCCCGACGGCGGCGTGTCGACAGAAGCCGGCATCCTCGAAATGGACGAGCGCATGAAGTCCGGACGGTTCAAGGTTGCGGCACATCTGTCTGATTGGTTTGAGGAATATCGCTTCTATCACCGCAAGGACGGCCAGATCGTGAAGCTGAAGGACGACCTTCTCAGCGCAACCCGCATCGCGGTCATGATGAAACGGTTCGGCCGCGCCGTGCAGCTCGGTGGCCGCCGCCTGCCGCGGGACACCGGAATCGTCGCCGCCGGTATCGATTTCGACGTGTTCACCGGGGCATGACCTCCGGACGGTGCGTTGCTGGGGACTCCTGACCCGACCACGTTCCGATCTGCATCACGTCTCTGCAGACCGGAGCGTTTCCCAATGACCGACGAGAACGAGAACCTTCCCATCGCGCATGACGAACCGGTGGCCGAGCATCATTCCATGACCGCGGTCGAGCGCCTGCGGTTTTTCGAGGATGAGAACCTCGGCGAGGATGCCGTCCGGATCAATGGCCGCATCGAGAAGGGTTCCGGTTCATGGTTTCAGACCAAGCTGACCGACGCCCAGCGCGCTCACCACGCCGCGCTCGAGCATCTGATCGACACCGAGCAGGCGGTCGCCGATGCCAAGGCGAAGCTGGCGCAGGCCGAGGACGACCACGCCAAGGCCGAAGTGGCGGCAAATCAGCATGGCTGACGGCCTTTCACCGGCAAGCGAGTCTCTTGGTCTCGGTGATCGGCTGTCGCAGCAGGTCGCCGGAGAGACCGAGGAGCAGCGCAAGAAGCGGATGGCGCAGTTGCAGCAGATGCAATCACTGGGTCCGGCCGGCTCGCTGTCGGTGACGTCGCTGTTCGGCGCGCGCGGGGTGCCCGGTGCTGGATCGTGAGTTCGAAAAAACGCTAGCGTTCGACCTGCGGGGAAGTTGGCAGGCGCGGGCTCTGGTCGCGGCCACGGGCCCGGCGCGCATGGTGATGCTGTCGGTGCTGGCCCACACGCTCGAGCAGGCGGTCGTGACGCTATGCTTCGCAGCCTTCGCCGATTTTGATGGCTCGCTGCCGCTGCCGGCACTGACCACAGCCGCGAAGATCGACAAGACCGGATCTGTTGTAGGCGACGTCTGCGACCGCTGGGGCGCCATCCACAGGGACGAGGTGTTGTTCAGGACCGAAATAGAGATGCGCGATGCCTTCCGCCGGCTGGCCGATCGCCTCAAGCTTTCCGATTCCGACCGCATCGAGATGTTCAAATACGTGCAGCGCTGGGTGGTCGCCGACCGCCGCCTCGATCCGACATTCGATCCGCAGGACCCCGATGCCAAGCGCCTCACCACGCACTGACGTCTACGCGCCCGGAACCGAGCCTACCAACGGTTCGCGGATAGTGTCCGATCGCGAGGACAAGATCATTGCACAGACCATGCGCGAGTTTGGCCAGTACCAGACCCGCCGAAGCATGTTCGCGGGTCAATGGGAGGAGGTGGCGCAACTGATCCTGCCGACGTCGCGCAACACGTTTTTCTATCAGAGCTACAACGCGCCCGGCCAGAAAAAGACGCAGCAGCAGGTCGACGCGACGGGCGCGCTCGCACTGCATCGCTTCTGTGCGATCGCCGATTCGCTGGTCACGCCGCGCAACATGCACTGGCACGGCCTCCAAGGCGACGATTACGTGATGAAGGACCGCGCGACCCGCGTCTGGTTCGAGAACACAACCAAGCTCCTGTTCCGCCACCGCTACACCGCGACGGCGAATTTTGCGTCGCAGAACTACAACAACTGGCAGTCGCTCGGCGCGTTCGGCAATTCGACGATGTACATCGACAAGTTCGACAACCGCTGGCATGGCGGCAGCCGGGGGCTGCGATACAAGTCAGTGCCCCTCGGCGAGACCTTCTTCGGTGAGAACCACCAGGGCAAGGTCGACCGGATGATCCGGTGGTTCAAGCTGACCGCGTTCCAGGCCGCGCAGAAGTGGGGCGAAGAGAGTCTGCCGGAGAATTTGCGCGCCGCGCTGACGCAGGATCAGACCACGCTCTGGAATTTCCTGCATTGCGTTAAACCGCGCGATTTCGACGAGTACGAGCCGGAGGCGCTCGACGCGCGCGCGTTCCCGTTCACGTCATATTATATTTCCGTCGAGGGACGCTGCCTGATGGGCCGCGAGAGCGGCTATCGCGTTTTCCCCTATGCCGTGTCGCGCTACGACCAGGCGCCCGGCGAGGTCGAGGGCAGGGGGCCGGCGCAGATCGTGCTGCCATCGCTGAAGACCCTCAACGCCCAGAAGATCACGTTCCTCAAGTCCGGCCATCGCGCAGCCGATCCCGTGCTGCTGATCGCCGACGACGGGCTGGTCGGCATG